CCTGCTTTGTCTACCTCTGGTTTCCAGAGACGCTCATCTGGACCTTTGGCCTCAGATTTGTTAAGGTTTTCAGCCTTAGCGAGCAAGTCCTGAAAAGAGGACTTCTTTAAAGAAGCAAATGACATACGTATTCTCCGTATTTTTGTATTTGGTGTATTACTGGTTCCTATCGCCGCTTACCCTAAACCAGCAAGGGGGTAACCGCAGTCATCATGAGATGACGACCTATTTATTATAGCAGAAAAGGAAGTCTTTGACAAGCTTCTCGGCTTTTTCTTCACCAAACTTAGACTTCAGATACCCTGCTACAGGATCCAATTCGGTCATATACTCATCAAATCTCCTATATGCCTCAAGATCCTCTCCATCAGGAGTTTCCCAGTCAATCAATTTCTTATATTCATTCAAGTATTTCTTAAACATAGGTATATGATCATCTACCTCATCCATGGTACATTTAATAACCTGAATGTTCTCAGAGAAATGATTACCTGCCTCAAAGAACCTATACTCTTCAGTTGCTACAGGTAGACCAGGCACTGACATTAAGTAATGCTCTACTGGATGCTGGAAGTCAAATACTATAATAACTTTCTTCTGAAAGAATCCCATGAGATCCATGCCAAAGCAAGGTAGATTACCTGCCCATCCATTTGCACCTGTTTTAGGATAAAGAACATTGTTGTAGATGTTGGATTTTTCATCCCAGATGTCCACTTCCCTTGACTTAATAAAACTATCATGGGTGCGTGTACGTGCTGTAAGCTTTGTTCCATCCTTACCTTCCCACTCTGCCCACATGGGCTGTTCTTCAAAGCCAGGAAATGTTTCCCATACTGCTTCTTTATAGTTCTTCCAGAGGTCTTTCACTCCCACCATATCCATCCTGTTAAAATGTACTTGTCTTGTGTCATTGAGACCTCACCTTTGTGTAGGTGAGTATATCCTGCAGGGAAGATAAGTGTCTTACCCTTGGTTGCTTTCGTTGTAATATTCTGATGATAGAACATTGTGCCGCCATTGTCAACGTCATTAAGATAGGTTATGTAGACCATAGCTCTATCACATGTCTTCTTCTGTGCACCATCTATATGCCACTGGTGGAAACCTTCTCCTGGTTTATACCATTGTATGATCGGTAGGTGCTGCAACTCAAAGGTACCACCGAACTCCATGAATCTATACTTGGAGATGTAATCCTGTACGAACTTCCACAGTTCGTTATTATAACTCTCCCATAGACGGATAGGTACACCAATTTTATCTGAATCACCTAAGAAGAAGTCTGTACTCTCTTTAACCTTACGATTTAATCCCTTGGCAGTCACACCAGGCATTGTAAGTCCTAAACTATTTGCCGTATTAAAGAGGCTTATGAACTCATCACATAGACGAATATCATTTAATTGGTACTCATCAATGAAATTTGTCATCTTACATTAATTTTTACTTTACGAGTGTTATCACCAATGGATCCTTCTAAGAAGTAATTGAATGCTATCATATAACGGTCTTGATCCGTTTTATTAACATCAACCTCATGCATCAAATGAGAAGGGAATATAATAAGGTCACCCCTTTGTACAGGTATACCCCATCGATCTGCATTAAACAGATTACCCTCTGAAGTCAATGGTCTGACTGTACCAGTAGCATAGGTTGCTTGTAAGTGTGGACAACAGAGAACTAATTGACCACTACCTGCAGGTACATCAATATAAACACAACCACTAAAACATGAGTTACTATGGTAGTGCTTAGGTGAGAAATTACCTGGCTTATGAAGGTTGACCCATGACTGAATATGCGTAACCCTACAATCAGTAAGTTTAATCAACTCAAAACAATACGTATTCACATACTGATCAACTGACTTCTTTAATTCTTTAAATGGCTCTCTAGTAAGTATCTTTAAGTCCTTACTACTATACCCTGAGTTATCAGGGTATGCAACATACTCTAGAGATTTTAATAATTCTGTATCAACACTACTGACATCGACTGAAGTTTTCAGTACTGGTGTCGAGAACAGTGGTATAATTTCATTATTCATATTCGTGAGGTATATAATCAGGACATAATAAAGATTCTGCTATTGATTTGGCAGAATTATTGTTTTCACATAACTTGTTCATCCAGATCCTCTCCTTAAGAGTGACTGGTCCATCAGACAGGATGCGAGAGCAGATGTCTGTGAGTTCTAGACGATAACTTGCACTTAACATGTTCAATTGCTTGGGGTAGGATTGAGTATTCCATCAGATGAATACGACGGGTCAAAGTATCAATGGTATCATCAGGATATATTTTGACTTTACCTTGATCTATTATAGCACCTGAGTCAAGCTCTTCAGTCACATAATGTACGGTTACACCTGTAACTGGATCTCTATTTTCAAATGCCCTTTCTATTGCCATCAACCCCTTATACTTAGGAAGTAAGGAAGGGTGTATGTTAATTATTCTATCAGGAAATGCTTCAATAAGGGTATTTGTAACGATTCGCATCCAACCTGCCATTACAACAAGTTCAACATTAAATTCTTGGAATGCTCTAATCATGGATAACTCATCTTTATGATCTATCCATGCATGTGGTATACCAAATTTCTGGGCACGCTGTGCTGCACCACAATCTCTTTTGTTGTGTATCATCAACACAACTTCGTCCTTATTACAGGTACGGACAATATTCTCGAAGTTGCTCCCGTTACCAGAGCACATAACTCCTAGTTTCATTCGTTAAACCTAACTCCTTCACAGTTCGATTTTGAACAGAAATAACGCCCTTCAGGATCAGTGGGTTGGGTAAGGTACTCAGTTTCACTGACCCACTCACGTAATGCTTCGAGCATAATTTCTTTAAATGAAGGAGAGCTTCCAGCATATGCTGGTTCTTCTTCAGTTATAGGATGTTTATATTCAGTTGTTTCAAAGTAAGATGTGTAATTCATCCTACCTTCACGCTCATCTAATACCTCATTGATGAGGATTTTCATTTCCTTAACATAGGTATCAGTAAATAACCTACGAGGTGTAATAATAGCAGGTTTATATTCCTGCGAATCCTTTCCACCCTTTGCTTTCCATTCTGCATATTGTTCGGGTGTCATGGGTGCTCCCATGCCCTGTGTATCAATCTTACTCATAGGATTCCAGTGGCGTATCACGCCAGCAGTAATAAAACAATTAGTGACAAGGTAAGTAATGAAAATAATACTGCGAACAGCACATACCGCATTATCATACTCTGTAGTTGTATGATCCGAGAAACTTCCCAAGGCATACTTCCATATCCTCCATACTTTATGCATTAGGATTATGTAGGTAATTGATCAATCATCTTTTGTACATTGTCACGAAGACCGTCATAAAACTGGGGATTAATGTCATTTGGTGACATTCCCACCATTGAAGCGGCATTCTTGACTTGTGAGACTAGTTGCTTTGCCTGTGGATCATCTGAGAGTGTAACCCTCATGAACATTGTCTGCTGGAGATCTATCAATCTCATCATCTTTTGCAGTTGCTCTTTTTTATCCTCGACACTAAGCATCAGTCCCATCTTATTAATCTCCAGGTAGAGGTCTTGCATACTCTGCAGTTCCTTTCTTACTACATCTGAATCAAAAAAGTTATTCATAGGTACTGTGCTTGAACTATACTCTTATATTTACCCGTATCTACACTGAGAAAGGGGTCGTACTTCACTACCTTATTACGTAGTGGCTTCCAGACTATCTCGTCACTGATGATTTTATCAAACTGTGGGATGAAATGGAAGATCTTGTTGAATATTGTGAGGGTCTCGATGCTTATCTTAGCACCTAAGTAGGCTTTGACAAGGGGCGGGTGGACACTTGTGTTAGTGAACAATGCCTCGAAGTCCTCTTGAAGGTCATGGAGAGTGCCTACATCCTCCTTAAACTGGTATGTAAGACTTTCCTTGCGTTTGAGGTAGTCAGAGTAGTTCTTGGCACCTTCTCGCACTAATGTTGCGGGATATACCTTATCCTCTGAGACCATGTTGGCTACAAAAAAATCGCGTAACTCGAAGTCCTTGAACTTCCTTGAGAGTTTGACAAAAAAGAACTTATCCTTACGTTGATCAAAAGATCTCTGGGATGCTTTAGCAGTACCCCCATATTGGAAATAATCGTAGGTGTCGGATGTGAAGTGAAGTTTCAAAGCAAGATACATTTTGTAGACTTCAAATCCTGTCACAGTTTCAACATACCCTTTGATGTTGCCTTCATGTAGTTTAAACGCTGTGCGTCATATTTTAATTTCTCTTTCAGTGGTTTAGATATCAACTTATTGATACCTGTCATCTCTATATTCCTGTCTTCGCAAAACTGTACTACTGCTTCAATGTAGTTTAAAGTAGATTCTTTTACGATCTTCTCTATCTCTACCGAGAACTTGGCTGATGTCATGAAGTTTTCTTCAAAGACCTCATCGATTTTACCACTCGCCATAGTAGCTCCTGTAGGCATCAATGTACTCCTTAAGCTTGCGAGCATACTTAAACTTGTCATAAATTTCAAAAACCTGTGGTTCGCCTGTTTCACAGGCAATAATAGTAACGAGTTTCTTGACCTGTTGACCAGTTAACTCTTGAAACATTATAGCATAAGCTGTCTCTTGTGCAAAGTAGTCGTGTATCCACTCTTCACGTTTGTACTTAGTTGAGGTTTTAAAATCAATTATAGCAAGCTCACCGTTATACTCGGCAATACAATCTACACGTCCTGCCATCTTTAACATCTTAGAAGATAAAGGTGCTTCTAGAGCATGTATATTGTTAATACTATCTAGGTAGGGTTTGATCTGATGGAATAACCCCATGGATAGTGGGTCATCCTTATATTTGCTAATATTTTGATTCAATAAGTATAGTTCACAAAGCTTGTGACACTTATTACCTCTAGTAGATGCCCTCTTAGAGATTTTATTCGCCTCTTCTTCACCAACCCTCTTACGCCACTCCATAATAGACTTCTTTTTAGAATGTCCTATGACAGTAGTAACAGAAGGATAGAAAGCACCTTCAACTTGGTACCTCCTACCCTCCTTAGTAGTTGTTGCTTTTAGATCAGGAAAATCGTGTAAGTTTAAATGTTTAAATTCCAAGGTTCAATTTGCTAATCAAATAAGATTTGACTAGACCAGACCTAACGATATCATCAATATTAAATTGAATACTCTCAAACTCATCCATGTCATCAATGATTTTCTTGAAGTCCATGATACCAGTTTTCTCGTGTGCCTTGATCAAGTCAGTTTGTGCAGCGTCACCTGCAAATATAACCTTGCTATTAACTCCTAGACGTGTAATGATAGAGTCAAGTTCGTGGAAGTTAAGGTTCTCAGATTCATCGACCAATACGATAGCATTATCGATAGTGGTACCACGGATGAATGATGTAGACCAGAAAGAGATGGTTTCCTGTGCCTTAAGGTTAGCATAAAGCATGTCAAATGAATTATCATCTGGCATCTCGAACATATATCTTACCATATTCTTATATGGTATCTGATATAAGTTTGCTTTATCCTCATGGTCACCTGGTAGGAAACCAATCTCTCTAGTAGGAACTAGTGACCTTACAATATACAGTTTATCATAAGGTGTCTTTTCGTCAAGTATCTCCTTAAGAGCAAGATAGATTGTAATAAATGACTTACCAGTACCAGCACATCCAAATAGAAATAGATTCTTATTCTTACCCCATGCATCAAATACCTTCTCTTGGGTAGGTGTGATGGGTTTAATATCTAATAGATGGGTAGAGTGGATAGGTTTGCGTCTCATTTGTCTGGTCGATAATCCAACCATTGTTGGTTTCTTCTTGCTTTTTACAGGCATACTAGATTTTGTCGAATTTAGCGTAAGGATGGTGTTTCTTAACATTATTCAAGCGATCCTTGAAACCTTGCGGAAGCTTGTTCTGATAATCACCTATCTCACTGATAGATGACATAGTACCAGCTTGCCAGTTCTTCTCCCATTCGGGATTGTCGGATCTCCATTGCTCATACTGAGCAACAGTCATGGTGAATTCTTTTTCCTCACCTGTATCGTAATTTTTTACTGCGTAATTTGGCATCATTTAAACTCCCAATTCAAAGCGTTTGTACAGATAGGAAACTGCTGTTTAAAGATCTGTCTTACTTCGTGTACTAGATCCATATGTTCTTTTTGAGTACCGTGTGCAGACCTCAAATCTATATAGTGGATCCATGACCGAACACTACCTGTCATGTAAATTCGGGTCGGTGTTGCTGACGGGAGAACAAATCTCGCACACTCCTTCGCAATACCTGAAGCGAGGAGTTCATTGTAAAGATCCATCGCTTCAACGAAATGTTCTGCAATC